TAAATATAGGGAGGTATTAAAGGAGCCTCCCTTATCTCCTGCAAATGACTGCTTGGTCCACCATCTAGCCATCTCTGATATATCTCTATGCATCATACCTCCACTCATCCTCATCAAATCCATTATCAAAGTCCTGCATATCTCTTACCAGGTTAGTATCCTGTATGCACCAAATAATCTCCTCATTTAGTTGCTCAAGTTGTGTATCCGTTAGGATGTAGTCAAGCTCCACCTCACCCACCACTTGAGTAGCCAATACATTAGTTATCTCTACCTCATAATCCTCCTCGGTAATGTTAGTGATGTTAAACTCACAGCTCCCATGCACCTCACCAAATTCAAAGAATGCTGTGCTATTACCTATTGTTACTTGCATATCATAAAAATTAAGGTGTTATACATTACTACCATGGTAGCGAAAATTACAGCTACACTTGCAGCTACATTGAATAGTTCTCTTTTCATTTGTTAGCGTTTAGGATGGTTAAAAAATCTTCGGTGTTATCTAGTGCTTCCTGAGTCATTTCCTCAGTAGCTTCTACAAGCATTTGCTCTAAGAAAAAAGTAAGCACTTCTGCGTTGTTTTCGTGTGCCTTGATAAAGTCAAGGGCTCTGTTAAACTGTTGGTTAAAACGTTCCATAAATAAATTTTTAAGTGTTAATACCTCACAAAGATATAAAAGGTTTCATATCCGCAAATTATTTTGCACAAATAAATTTAGTTTTGAACAAATTTAGAATGATTCTAAATAAGGAATCAGCCTATAAGCTGAAATAATCTCCGCAAAAATCAGGCTATAGACTTACGCTTGTAGAGATACTCCTGATACTTAGTGAATACCAAGTGGTTTATCTTATTGTGTTTTTTGCAGTCACGACATTGGAGCCAATGGTGTACAGTACCGGCTGCAGTGACTACTTTTTTATTGTACCTGTGGTTAGTACCTCCACATTCTGCACATTCGTACTTATCCCCACCTTGCTGAACGGCATAGTGTTGACTAACTAGGGTGTAGCTGTTTAGTTTATTGAATACTGACTCAAGTACCTCGACATCCATCTTACAATAGTCCACCATCTTATCTAATGCCTCTTGGTCCTTGCGGAATACTATATCTTTCCATAGATCTAAGCCTCCTGTCTCCATCTTAGCACCTACCTTAAGTAGTTTAGCTATGTAGTCAAGTTTATTGCTATTGAAATTAAAGTACCTTTTAGCCCATTTAAGGGTATCTATTGTCTTAGGTGATGGCATTACATTGATGCCATGAAATAAAGCCCTTGTACGTATCCATTTAAGGTCAAATCTATCCCCATTGTGGGCCACTATCTCATCTGCTTTCTCCAATACTTTGACAAAGGCCTCTATCATTTTCTTATCACTCTGTGATTTTGACCATGTTAGGCTGTGAATCTCCTCCTCACCCTCCCATTTATAGCAGATGCAGATGATCGCACGCTCATGAATGATGTCACCTGGGTGAATGGTTAGGTTGTATCCTGTTCTCCAAAATACTCCGACATTGAATGAAGTCTCAATGTCATAAAAAAGTCTTTTTCTCATATTTTAAATAGCAGGGCTATTCTATCTATCAGCCCTTTTTGAATTAAAAAGCGGAGCAATATACCTAAAATAAACGAAATCACAATAGGCCACCATGCCCATCTGTACTTTACTACCTGCTCAGCTTGAGCTGTTTTGTAGATAGTCTTACCTCGTATCCTTTCTACCCTAGTCTTATACCTGTATTCAATACGAGTCTGCCATCTAGTCTTAGGAACGTAGATATTGTTAAACTTAATGACTGTATCCTTAGTAGTATAGAACTTCTCCCATACTATAGTATCATTGTGTATCACTGGGATGCTGTCAACCGTTGTTATGCGGATGGTGTCACTATCCTGGACTACTTGCAGGCCATTCTTTAATGCTTTCTTATAGTGCCATTGAGCTCGCTTAGGAGCTGAGCAGGATACAATGACTATCAATAGTGGTAGGATATATCTCATAGGTTTTGTAGCATCTTAATTATTCTAGGGCATGGGTAAATATCTGCCTTATCTTTTCTCACACTGTTGTGCGTATAGATCCCTGCAGTACCTTTGAATGCCTCTTTATCTATAGCAAATATCTCAGCCCGGTAAGCCTTGGGAATGTCATAGGTATCGCACAGGTACTCTACAAGCTGCCGAGTAGATTCAATCTGCTCATCTGTATATTTGTACCAAAATTTATTACCCTTATAGGGTGCATCTAAGGTAGTTACCATGGATGGGTCCACCACTCCCTTAACATAATTGTAGTACTTACCATCCTTTAGCTTTAAAGGCCCCCAATTACAAATTTCAATACCTACACTTAGCTTGTTCAGATTCTGATACCTTAGTCCATGCACTGAGAAGTCCTGAGAATCTATCCCCAGGTGATAAGCCCAATGCTTTGAACTGAAGCACTGCACTATGCTACCTCTTTCACCTATCACAAATGCAGTAGCTATCCTATCTGAGTTGCTATTCCACCACCTTGATACAGCTATGGGGTTGCCATTGCCTGCAGTATGGTGTAGATAGATTTGTTTTTTCTCAGACTCTTCGTGGAAGTACTGAGAGTTAGATAGGCGTTCCTGAAATATTTTCGTTGTGTCTAATTTCATCTACCTGTTTTTTAATATCCTTGGCTCTTGCAAATAAATTTTTCATAGCCTGCCATAGGTCAAGGCCTTTTACTGCTTTATAGTTCTCATTGATACTCATGACCTCAATGGATACTAGGATGAGTGCAAGCACCTTAGTGAGCAATAACTCTACAGAGAAAAACTGCATGATGATACCATTCAGGATAAACTTATCAATCATGTAGAACATAATAACAGTTACCTCATAGAGTAGCATCTTGCTAATGATTGCAGATAGGCCCCTACTAGTTATCTTTACCTTATTCTTATAGCTCTTCCATACGCCTGTAATAGTATCTAATACGATCACAAAGCCAACTAAGAATAATAAGCCTGAGATAGGCATTAAAAATGCACTGATAACAGCCATTAACTTACCCCAATTAGCATGCATTGTGGCTAGTAGTATGGATAGCTGTGACTTCACAAGATTAGAATGCTGTTATTGTACCCATTTTCAAGGAAGTTACCACACATTCCTGTACAGGTAGTTTGCCATTGAGTAATGCATGAGCAATTTTGGAACATTGGACGTAAATCAGTATCTTGATTAGCGGTACTTATAAAGAGAGGGAACAGGTTACGGTTAGCAAGTAGCCATCTAATTAATCGCTGCTCAAAGAATGATGCTTTCTGTGCATAGTGCTCCATGCCAAAGGCTACCTCACTACGTGATACGCTTGCTGAGAAATCACCGCTTTGAGTTTGCAGTCCTTTGTTCTTAAGTTGGTAGGTTAATCCAAACACTGCATCTTCTGCACTCCTCCATGCTATTACAGGTTGAATGAACTCAACTAAATCTACCTCATCAGGAAGTAGTGCCTGGTTATTATATTGAGTAAGCAAGTAATTATAGAACGTAGTGCCCAGGATAGGCTGTACTCTTAATGCCGCTTGTGTCGCAATGTATGGAGTTACGTCATTAACATCCACATTGGCTGTAATGGGTGTGTTTGTTTTGAGGTATGCCTCAGTTATAAAGTACAGCATTATACAATAGGTTGAGTAGGTTCATCAATAGGAGGAAGTGAGGCTAGAGCTCTAATCTCATTGGTAGTCATTTTTTCAAGCACTTTGCTAAGCAATGCATCACTCAAGTTATTCAATGCATCCTTAACTTTTGCAGTCTCCTCATCTACCTCTATGATAGTATCCCCAATGATTTGAAAATTATTAATAGTAAACTCCGCAGGGATGCGAGCAATACCCAAGAGCTCATTAAAGATAGTTGTAACCTGTTGACGTAGCTCCATTACTACATTCTTTTCAAAGATAACATAGGCTTGCTTGATGTCACTACCACTACCCAAGCTACCTGTGGTACGGATACCCATAAGGATAGGGTCAATAGTGTGACTAAAACAAATTTGCTCAGTGTTCAATGCAGATGCCTCATGGAATAGCTTATCATTACCATTAGTAGGTAGTGATTCGATCTTTGGAAGTTGGTCCGCTGAGTTAGCAAAGAATGCAACTGCCTTTCCTGCATTGGCTGCACCCTTAAGGCGGTCAATAGTTTCCTTGATCATGTGCTTTTCCTCCTCAGACTGTGGCCTCTTTGGGAACATCATAGCAAAGCTAGGGAATACACTATTTTGGATGTTACTTTTAGCGAAGTAAGATAGCTCACCACTAAGAAAAGCAAAATTTAAAGCACTTGTATAGGTAGGGAGTGAGTAATAATCCTGCCCTACCGACTTAACTTCGTAGCTAAATAGTTGGCATGCGTCTTTACAGGTGATGTGGTAAGGCTTAATTTCCTCAATACCTATTCTCCTGCTCCAATCATCACACAAAAAGTACATTTTTTTATCTCTACCTACCCTTACTTTTTCAGGAGATACGTTCTCAATTTTCATGAGCTTGCGTTTCTCACCAAAATACAGCTTAAAATATATGCGATTGTGTAGAATTAACTGCTTTGTAACTGCCTTAACGGTGTGTTTGAGGTTAGCTTTTTTCTCAAAGGTAAACATCTCTAGCTTCTCCTGTGGTGTGAGCTTATCAGTGGTAAGGTTAAAGCCACCACCAATCACAGCATTAGTCTTGAAGTCTACAATGGCACCATGCAGCGGTGAGCTGAAGTACATCTGATTCAATAGCTCAGGATAGAGGTTGTCACTTCCAAAATACTGCCACATGTTAGCGTTATACCTGGGGTCAACAACAGGTAAGGTTAGGTTGCCTCTCCCTACCGGTAGGAATGGGGTGCTAAATGATTGATAGCCCTCAATTACCTCTGGGCCTTTTTGTTTTGTGTTAATAAATCTATCGTACCATGCCATAGTTAATCGTATATTGAGTTACCTGCAGGACCACTTACAACCATTCTCCCCTCCTCAATTACTACTCCTGTAGTCTGAGCTATTGTCAAAGGTAGAACGTATGCTGTTGAGCTCTCATATACCTCATACGTGTACTGCCCTTTAATTAGTATGATGTCTGTAGGCTCATTTAGAGCGAACAGGTTGTATCTTTCAGGGTAAGCACTTGTATCAGGAGCTGTGAATAGCTTTGGTATGCTTGTGGTATTCATTTCGTTAGTGAATACAAATAAATAATGCGGTGTGGATACAGTTGTTACCTCTGTTAAGGTTAAAACAAACTGATTAATTACTCCCTGTTTAATGTAAATCACACCTATATTAAATTAGACTTATCAAATGTTCATAAAAAAAGCCCTACCATTACAGCAGGGCTTAAATATAGAGAGGCAGGATATTAAACTATGATACTCCGATTGCAGCAAGTGCTCCGGCACTCATATTAACTTCGTATGCTAGGTACTCATTCTCAGCTACCAAAGTAACAGAGTATTTTGAGCCATCCGCACGAGCTGTACCTGAGCCCTCACCTGTAGCAGATACCTGCAAGTATGGGAAGTACCAATATAAACCGTTAGCATCAAGGATGATAGCTGTAAGATACTGCTGTCCTGAGCCTAAGATTTTGATTGCACGAGACTTAGCAGCTTCTCTTCGGTGGAACATTAAGTTAATAGTCTGAGTTACAAATGAGCTACCATTAACTAGGTCAATAGTGCTATCCTCAGTGTAGTTAGATGTGTTTCTGCGAATGTAGAAGTTTTCAAAAAGTACAGGAGTAGCCTGAAGAGCGATAGCTGTTATCGACCATCCTGCACCCGCTGATGGGTCTGCTGGAGTGATAGATGCTATCTCATCTTGTTGGTTAATCCAAATACCATAAATACCTCCACTGTTGTTGTCGCAACTCTTTAAGATTGCTTCTAATGCTTGACAAGCCATTGTGTTAAAGTATTATATAAAGGGGGTTGCCCCCCTCTATGAGTTATTATTATGAGTAGTAAACGATATCTTGTGGATTCACAAAGCTAAAGCCAACTTTCATGTTAGCACGAGTACGGATAACCGGCTCAGCAACAGTGTCAGCTAAGTTTACTGCACGTAGATCAGATGGGTCTCCCTCACCATCAAAGGCAAAGATTAAGTTATCCTTTAAAGTGATTACAAAAGTGTTGTTAGACATCCCTGGACAAAGTACAATCTTGATACCTAAGTAAGTTAAGTTAAGATCCTGAGTGATATATGCATTAGTGTTACCACTAGCTACTCCTAATCGGTAGATATTTACTAATTGAGTTGGTAAATAGATACGCAAATCAGCAGTTCGGGATGCAATAGCTGCAGGAACTAAAGCAAAAGCAGCCTCTAATTTTGCACCTAATCCATTGACTCCTGAGAATGTAGTGATAACACCTGTACCACCTGAGATAACAGGAAGAGTTCCCGGAGGAGGAGTGAGACCATTACCAAGTAAAACCTCATAACCATCACATAAAGCAAGTTGTGGGTTTAAAGAACCAGTATCACCTTGCCATCTTAAAGACTCAATTTGTCCGTTAACTGCGTTAGCCATTTCTGACCAATAGAAGTTAAAGAAGTTAGCTACAGAGAAATCTCCGTTGGAACCTGCTGCCATCTGTAAAGATACAAATGATTGCTCTAGGTCAAACTGACATACTTGAGCCATAGCAGAAAGAGCACATACGTCTACTTCATGTGAGCTTAATTCATCTGTGTTAACGTTAGGGAAGTTACATGGACTAGCAGCTAACAATCCTGTACCAAAAGTAACAGTACCAATTTTAGTTTTGTACTTGATACCAGGTAGAGTACGGAAGTTATCAGCAATCTCAGTATTACCTAAGTAAGCCTGTGCATAGAATGCATCAGCGTTAGGGGTTAATTCTGCACTTGGCAGAACGTTTAAATCAAATCTTAATTTACGCATTTTGTTTGTTGTTATTTTGTTGTGTTAAATTTTACAAAGTTACTTAGTCTTTGATGTGCACTCAAGGCCACATCCTCTACAATCTCCTCATCCTCTACCTCAGTAGACAATATCTCATCTAGTTGGTTACGCATCTCTGCAATCATTGCAGCTACAGCATTCATGTGCTCATCTAATAAAGGTCTAACAATAGCAATGATAGCCTCTGCATCTACTGCAGGGTCTACCGCCATTGTCTCCTCTTCTACTGTATCCTCTTCGATAACAGTATCTTCTAGGGCTACCTCTTCCGAGGCCTCCACTACTTTTTCAACATCACGTATCTCAATAACCTCCCCGTTTTTTACAACGTAGATTTTATCCATGATAGTGTGCTCTCCATCAGGTAATTTATTCATGTTTATATTTGTTTTTGTTTGCTCTTTTAATTTCATGCCTAAGTACCCCTCAATAGAGAATCCTATTTGGTCTTGTGCCACAAGTTCTGCATAGTACTCTTTGTCAGTAACCTGGGCAGTTACCATTAGCGTACCCTCCGGTACCTCAATACCAAATGTTGAGTAGGACTTATCTTGTTTTGGGTTGTCAACTATCCATGCCTCAAGTACATAGGCAGGAACGGTCATAGTGGTATCATGCTCAAGGTTAAATAGGTCTCGGTTGACCATCTGTTTCATGAATTTTCCATGGATTAGCTCTATCTCCTCTTTGGTAAACTTGACATTGTACTCCTCATCTGTGTCCTCATCCAATCGGTATATCTCCATAGGTATCAAAGCAGGTGCAGTGATACGATACTTGAGCTCATCACTAAAGAATAACGGCTTAGCTTGGGAGTTGAATGCCATGCCTTTACTTT